GGGCAAGTAAGCCCGGCCAACGCGACATTGGTGGGTACCATCAATAGCTCCACCACGACGATCACGCTCAGCGACACCACGAGCCTTCCGGCTGCTGGCTTTATCCGGCTTGACAGCGAAGATATCTACTACGGGTACATCAACAGCGACAACACGCTGGGCGGTGTGTTCCGTGCACAGAACGGCACGACTGCCGCTTCGCATACCAACGGCACTACGGTCTTTAACCCCAACCTGCCTGCCGTCACTGTCTGGCCGACACCTGATAACAGCACCTCGTACACGTTTGTGTACTGGCGACTGCGCCGTATTCAAGACGCTGGGTCTGGGGTAGCCACGGCGGACATGAACTTCCGTTTCCTGCCTTGTGTGGTTGCGGGGCTGGCGTACTACATTGCCATGAAGCAGCCCGACTTGGCCGACCGGCTCCCGATGCTCAAGCAGGCATACGACGAACAGTTTGATTTGGCCGCAGGCGAAGACCGCGAGAAAGCCGCAGTGCGGTTTGTGCCCCGGCAGATGTTTATTGGCGGGGGGTATACCTAATGGGTAATCGCTTCGCCTCTGGCAAGTTCAGCATCGCCATGTGCGACCGCTGTGGGCAGCAGTTCAAGCTGAAGACGTTGCGCAAAGAGGTCATTAAGACCAAGATCTTCAACTTGTTGGTTTGCCAAGAATGTTGGGATCCAGACCATCCGCAGTTGCAGCTTGGTATGTATCCGGTTGACGACCCGCAAGCCGTGCGCAACCCGCGCAAGGACAGCACGTATGTAACTGCGGGGGTGAACGGACTGCAACTCGACCCGGACAATCCGTACGGTGGTGTACCCACTGGCGGCTCTCGGGACATCCAATGGGGGTGGAACCCCGTTGGAGGGGCTAGAGCAACTGATGCAGGGTTGACGCCAAACTACTTGGTGGCAATTGCCTCTGTTGGTACAGTAACCATCCAAACGACGTAAGGAGTCGATATGGACAAGAAAGATCTCGCGCAAGACAAGAAGATGATTGCTGGGGCCGTGCACAAGCACGAAAAGGCAAAACACCCCGGCCAACCCATGACCAAGCTTGCCAAGGGCGGTAAGACCAATGCACAGATGAAGGCGCTGGGCCGCAATCTTGCCAAGGTTGCCAACCAGAAGAAGTCTTCGTTCACCTACAAGAAGGGTGGCTAAGATGGCTAAGTTCAGCAAGAAGATGGGCGGCAAAGAAGTTGGCGACGCCAAGGTCTATGCCGAGCCGCACACGATGAAGGGCGGCAAAGTTGCTCTTGGCAACGGCGCTACTGCGGAGCCGACCGTAGCAAACCGCATAAACATGTCGGTGGGCAACATTACCCGAGACGGCTACGACCCGGCACCCAAGACTTCCGGCATCAAGATTCGTGGTACCGGCTGTGCTACCAAGGGAACGATGGCTCGTGGCCCAATGGCGTGAGGCATAGATGAACTACACCGAGTTGAAGGCGAACATCGCAGACATCTGCGAGAACACCTTTACGAATGATCAGTATGCTTTGTTCACGAAGCAGGCTGAGCAACGTATTTACAACACGGTGCAACTTGCCAACTTGCGTAAGAACGTTACTGGTACGCTGACTCTTGGTAACAAGTACCTTCAGTGCCCTGCTGACTTCCTGTCGGTGTACTCCTTGGCGGTAGTAAAGCCAGACGGAGACTACGTGTACTTGCTCAACAAGGATGTCAACTTCATCCGTGAGGCGTACCCAAACCCTAACGTTTCTGGAGTGCCCAAGCACTACGCTATCTTTGGCCCTCGCTCCGACAACGTTACCGAGTTGACATTCATCCTCGGGCCGACGCCTAGTGCTGCGTTGACCGCAGAACTGCACTATTACTACTACCCGGAGTCAATCGTTACCGCTGGCACGTCATGGCTTGGCGATAACTTCGACTCTGCTTTGCTGAACGCGGCGCTTGTTGAAGCCATCCGGTTCATGAAGGGCGAAGACGATCTGGTAGCGCTATACGAAAAGCTGTACGTGCAGGCGATCACTCTGCTGAAGAATTTGGGCGATGGCAAGCAACGTATGGACGCGTACCGTGATGGCCAAGTACGGTTGGCAGTTAACTGATGAGCATCGTTCAAACCCAGACAACCAGCTTCAAGAAGGAGCTTTACTTGGGCACCCACGACCTAACCGTGGATGTGCTCAAGGTCGCTCTGTACGACGCGAACGCTGATTTGAATGCGAATACGACTGTCTATACGACTGACCACGAGATAACGGGTACCGGGTATTCTGCTGGCGGCAAGGTACTTACTGGCGTTACAGTAAGCTCGTCTGGCTATACGGCCTACGTTGATTTTGCTAATGTAGAGTGGAATCCGGGTACCTTTACTGCGCGATGTGCGCTAATCTACAACGCAAGCAAGGGCAACAAGTCTATTGCAGTGTTGGACTTTGGGTCAGACAAGACCTCTGTAAACACTTTCACCATCGTCATGCCGGTCAACGACGCCAATAGTGCCTTGATCCGGTCTTCTAACTAGGAGCATCAAATGAGCATCGAAAAGGCTAAGGCCGTTGATACCGTGGGCGGTGGGCTGATCGCCAACACCGGATCGTCCGAAGGCGCAACGGCGACGGGCAAGTACACCGTTGAGTGCTACGACAAGGACGGCAACCTCAAGTGGGTTGCAGAGACGCCTAACCTTGTGGTGAACGTCGGTCTGCAATACATGGCAGGCTCTGCGCTGACCTCTACTACGCAGATCACCTCTTGGTATGTTGGTCTGTATGGAGCAGCGTCTTCCAATAACCCCGCTGCTGGAGACACGATGTCCTCGCACGGCGGTTGGACGGAAGTGACGGACTACAGCCAATCTACGCGTCCCGCCGCTACGTTTGCCGCTGCGACGAACGCCAACCCGTCCGTGGTGACCAACAGCGCGAGCAAGGCTGTGTTTAGCATCAATGCCACGACGACTGTTGGCGGTGCGTTCCTGACAAGCAACGACACCAAGGGTGGTACGACGGGCACGCTGTTCTCGGCTGCTGACTTCCAAGCCCCCGGTGATCGTAGCGTGGTCAACGGCGATACGCTGAACGTTACTTACACCTTCAGCCTCTCCGCTTGAGGATGAGTAATGCCTCTCGTCCTCGCCGACAGAGTACAGGAAACCACTACAACCACCGGCACGGGTACTGTTACTCTGGCCGGTGCTGTTACTGGGTTCCAGAGTTTTGCCGTCGTCGGTAACGGCAATACTACGTACTACACAATAGCCCACTCCACACTTGCGGAGTGGGAAGTCGGTATTGGTACGTACACATCGAGCGGTACTACGCTTAGTCGTACCACTATCCTAGCGTCCAGTAACAGCGGAAGCGCTGTTAACTTTAGCGCGGGTACAAAGAACGTGTTCGTTACCTACCCGGCGTCCTTGGTAACCACGACGAATAGCAAGATTGTTGCTATGTCTATCGCCTATGGGGGGTCTTAAATGGCTGCGCCAAACATCGTCAATGTTTCGGCAATGTATGGGAAGACCGCCGTGTTGGTGGTCACCACGTCTGCTACTGCCATTGTGACCAACTCTGCGGCTAGCGGTAAGGTGCTCAAGGTTAATGCGCTGTACGTGGCGAACGTAGACGGAACAAATAATGCCACTGTAGACGTGGATGTATTCCGTTCGAGCACGGCTTATCGCATTGCGTTCACTGTAGTTGTGCCAGCAGATGCTACCTTGGACGTTATTAACAAGCCTTTGTATTTGGAGGAAGGAGATTCTCTTCGTTTGACAGCGAACGCAGCTAATGATTTAGAAGCTGTTTGCTCTTACGAGGAGATTTCTTAATGAATCGCGGTAATGCAGGCGTTATCGGCACTTTAGTTACGCCTTCTTCTACCGTTGCCACAGGCGTATTTAGCCTTAACCAATTACAAGTCGCCGCAAAAAATGGTACATGGCCTCCTTTCGTAGTGACAGATCCGTACTTTAATTATGTAACCATGTTGCTGCCGGGCGACGGCACAAACGGGGCGCAGAACAACACGTTCCTCGACAGCAGCACCAATAACTTTACTATCACTCGCAACGGCAACACGACGCAGGGTACTGTTAGCCCGTATGGGGGTAATTGGTCGAACTACTTCGACGGGACTGGAGATTCGCTTACTTTTACTGGGGCAGCGGGGCCCGAAGGTACACAAGATTTTACTGTAGAGATGTATGTGTACATAACCACAATGGGAGGAAATTTTCCAAGGTTATTTGAAAGTTCTACTATTGGTGCTTTGCAACTATATTTGGCTAGCGGAGTTCTGACCTACGGCCAATTCGGGTCTGCAGCATTACTATCGTTCAATATAAGTTCTTTGACAAATCAATGGGTGCATATTTGCGTAACAAGGTCTGGATCAGCCGTACGGATATTTATAAACGGCGTGTTACGGGCGTACACCGCTAGCGGCGGTACAAATTTTGCTGCGTCAACTTCTTGGAAAACATCCAACGAAGGTGGCGGTATTGTAGGGTATATATCAAACTTACGAGTAGTTCGTGGTTCAGTTGTCGCTGCGTATTCTACGGCGGTTACTACAACTGGAACTACTGTGTTTACTCCGCCTACTACCCCTCTTACAGCCGTCAGCGGCACCAGTCTGCTTACTTGCCAAAGCAACCGCTTCAATGATAACAGTGCTAACAACTTCCCCATCACGCGCGGCGGCGATGTGAACATCCAACGCTTCAGCCCGTTCAGCCCGACTCTTCCCTATGTCGCAGACACCGATGGCGGGAGTGGGTATTTTGATGGGAGCGGTGACGCTTTATCAAGCACAACTTCGTTTGAGGCTTCTACTAGTCAAACTACTTTTACAATAGAGGGATGGATTTACCCGACAACTTTTTCCACGCTAATAAATATCATCGGGGGAATGGGTGTTTTATCCGGGGACTCAAAATCTATTGCTGCCGAAGTAAATACAAGCGGTCAAGTGGCTTTATATTGGTTTGATGGCGCAATCAAACGCTGTACTGGAAACAGCGTTATGCAGCTAAGAGCGTGGAATTATTTTGCAATTGTTGTTACTAGCAACGCTATTGCTATTTATGTCAACAAAACAACGGCAGATACTTTGACTGGAACAACAACGCTTACCAATAGAACTCAATTAGTTGGGTTGGGTGTTGGTGCATATTATAACAATAATCTTCCTTCATATTTTTTTAATGGTTCTCTAAGTAATATACGCTATTCAACAATAGCAAGAACAATATCCGCTGTTCCTACGGCTCCAGTTACGTCTGACACTAATACCCGCTGGCTCCTCAACTTCACCAACGCAGGCATCATCGACAACGCCGAGATGAACAACCTAGAAACGGTTGGCAACGCGCAGATCAGCACCGCGCAGTCGAAATTCGGTGGTGGGTCGATGTTGTTTGATGGGAACGGTGATGGCCTGTTTGTCCCTCCATCACAAAATCCTAATTTTGGCTCAGGAAACTTTACAATTGAACTTTGGATTTACTATAACTCATTGACTGGTGCTCAAACGATTATCTCAAATGGATATACGACCCCGGTAACTAACGGTTGGTTGGTTCAGACTGGAACCGGAGATGGCAAGTTTAATTTCTATAAACAAACCTCGCCTACTACTGTTGTTTTGGTCGTGGCTGATGGTGGGTCAGCTATGAGTGCGGGAGTTTGGTATCACATGGCAATTGTGCGTAATGGCACAACTACCACCATATATAGAAATGGCACATCTGTTGGTTCGGCTACTGACACGACCACATATACGGCAACTGCTGCTAATTTTTATGTCGGCGGCGGTACTAGCACAGGTTTTAACGGTGGATATTTCAACGGCTACATCGACGACCTCCGCATCACTCGTGGCGTTGCTCGATACACCGCCAACTTCACGCCGCCCACAACACCATTCCCAACTGCATAACACTCTGTAGCCATGCTGGGCACTAATCCGTTTGCTGCGGCAGCGTTCTCAGCATTAGCATCATCTACCCCTACCCCAGTAACGGTAGAGGAAGATGGAAGCCTCTTTGGCTTCGGCCCTCTGGCTGGAGATGCGTACGCAGGTAGCCCCGCCACGGGTGGTGGTGGCAACACCTACGAAAGCGCTGTATCTGAGTCCGCTACTAGCGCGGACACAGTTGCCGCTGACGCTGTATTTGCTTCTGCTGTATCTGAGTCCGCTACTAGCGCGGATACAGTCGCCGCCGACGCTGTATTTGCTCGGGCTGTCTCTGAGTCTGCCACTGGCGCAGATTCTGTAGCCGCCGCAAGCACGTTCAATTCTGCTTGCGAAGACGATCTTCTCATTGAAGATGCTTG